ATATTTGTGCGTTCACATACATATCAAATGAGGTCAGTAGAAACTTAGAAAAAGTTTCATTATTAAGGAGATTCGTATAAGTATCAGAAGCCGTAGTGTTTAGCCAGATACTGCTTGCCGAAACAATCGTGTTTACTTGCGCAAGAAGCGTCTGAATAAATTCCATATAAAAAGGAGTACGCGGGATTCATTTATATTATTTCACGGATGAAATAAAATAAGAAAATGTGCTCATAATATAAATATATGTTTGAGAAAGGATTGTTTATATTTCACCGTGATTTGCGCATCGTTGATAATGTCGGTTTATGCCAAGCATGGAAGCAGTGTAAAAGCGTATACGTGTGTTTTATTTTTACCCCAGAACAAGTCGTGAACAATGAGTTTAAATCAGACAATGCTGTCCAATTTATGATAGAAACTTTAGATGAACTACGAAAAGAGGTTGAAACAAGAGGAGGCAAGTTGTATACCTTATATGGGAAGCAGGACCAAGTCGTATCTACTTTAATAGACGAGTTGAATATTGATTCGGTGTTTTTTAACATGGATTATAGCCCCTATGCGGTTCGTCGTGACAAGTCCATTGAAAGTATGTGTGAACACAAACAGATAGCATGTCATTCATACCATGATTACTATTTATACGAACCAGGAACGGTGCTTACTACCACCGGAGAAGTATACAAAAAATATACACCATTCTACCGGACAGCGATTGAAATGAAGGTGCGACCCATTGAGAAAGAACAACACAATGGCATTGCGAAGACGTCTAAGCGTCTTTCTCATTCGGTTTCTTTGCCCGATGCATTCAAGCGATTCACCAAAGAAAATAAACAGATACTCGTTCATGGTGGTAGAAAAAACGGATTACTATTCCTACAAAACGCAATAAAGGAACAGAAAGACTATGTAGACACGCGCGACTCGTTTGAAGGGAAAAAGAAGACGTCTCATCTGTCTGCCTACATAAAATTCGGGTGTGTATCTATTCGCGAAGTATATTTTGCTTTCAAAAAGAAATATGGAAAGGAACATGGTTTAATAAGTGAATTACTGTGGCGCGAATTCTTTGCTCATGTGTTGTATGCATACCCGGAAGTCGTCGGACAATCCTACCAAGAGAAATATAGAAAACTGGATTGGACAAACAACAAAACGCATATTGAAAAATGGAAAACAGGACATACTGGATTCCCATTAGTAGATGCTGCGATGCGAGAAATGAATGCGACTGGATACATGCATAATCGTGGCAGAATGACGGCAGCAAGTGTATTGATTAAAACACTGCTCGTGGACTGGAGAATAGGTGAAAAATATTTCGCACAAAAACTAACTGACTACGATATCGCTTCTAACAATGGCAACTGGCAAGGAATCAGTGGAACGGGTGTAGATATGAAACCGTATTTCCGGGATATGAACCCCTGGATCCAGAGTAAGAAGTTTGACGAAACCGCCGAATACATCAAGAAATGGATACCTGAATTACGTGACGTGGACGCAAAAGACATACATACATGGTATGAAACATGCAAGAATACACAGCACAAGGATGTAAAATATCCTTGTCCTATAGTGGACTATTCAAAACAAAAGGAAAAGATGTTGTTTATGTATAAAAAGCAGTCGTAATTAAAAAACGGTAGACTTTTCGTGGCCAAAGCGAATATTCAGGTCTACCCACACACCGTCAATCACGCCCGATTCAATCAAATTGCGCATAAAACTCACATCCTCGCTCATTCCCTCCCAAATCGTATTTCCGCTAGGATCAGATGCATCAAATTTTGTAATGTCTCTGAAAAACCAAGGATAGGTTAAACGGTCGTCCTCAAAAATTCCGTAAGGAATGGCCATACATCCCATTCCCGCATAGGCGCACTTTACCATCGGGTCAACCTTGATTTTTTCTTCAGCTTCCTTGGGCGTGATAAAATGGAAACATCCATTTTTCAAATAGAAATCTTCGTCCCACTTTTCAACACAAGCTAGCTGATGACCGCCTTCCATAGCATATGCGCCGGAAACAATTGCCTTTTTAGTTAAACATTTATCAATCAACTTACAAATCATTTCGCCTGAATAGACCATATCGCTGTCTAACCAAAAAATAGCATCGTAAGGTAGCTTTCCGTCAAATGGTTTCTGCATATGTCCTCTACGAGCATCGGCACCTAGACATAGCGCGCGTGCGAAATTAACTTGACTGGAATAATGACTTGACACAACCACTTCGTAACGATCACTCATCGTCATAATGGCTTCCGTGTAACACTGAATAAATCTTCTGGAAAATCTATCTCCGGGCATACATAATACCACAACGGGTTTTTTCTGAGGAGGATTCTGAGGTGTCTGGCTCATGAATAATTACAAATAATTATAATACGTACTATTATTATTATTTTATATAGGTTCTATTTGTATTTATAGGTCAAGTGAGATTACGTTTTTCTCTGAACCATTTCTTCTTTTACCCTTCTTCGGCATATTGTTATTTTGAATGTCCTTCAATGAGGATATAGACAAGAGAGAGTCATCGTCTCTCTTGGGTTCGTTGTGAATGTTCACAGTGCGCGTCTTCAATCCAGATAAGATATTATCAATGTCGGAATTCTGAGGACCCTTCATCTCAGGTCTTCTCGTCGGCATACTTGTAGCAGTCTTCAACTCAGCAGCAGGTTCCAATCTGACACCCTCCTCTCTGAACATAGTGCCTCTACTCGCATTCATGTCTGGTCTGTTACTTGGCGCGTTGCCGTTCATACCAGGCCTGGGAGGAGGGGGAATGTTTTTGGTTTCAACAGGCGCGGGAGGAGGAGGACCCTTGGGACGACTGTTGTCTTCCATAAAATTGTTGGCCATCGCAAATCCAGGAGAGTCCTGCGTCATACTGTTGACCGTTGCGTTGGTAAACATCTTCATCAACTCAGGACTTTGCTTAATCACATCATTAAAGGCAGGAGTTGCGGTAGAAAGAGCCTTGTTTGAAAAGTTCAATACAGCCGCACTGAATCCTAAGCGCAACATTAATGAAATTTCAGGCGCCATTTTACCGCCCTTGTATTTATCGTGGAGTTCCAAGAAAATTTCCTCGTAGCTATCCAAATCTTCACTGACTTGTTCTCCCCATCCATCCAGGTTCAGGTCAAACGGATTGAAAATAGCGTTACCATACTCAAGAGAATTAATAAACGTCATAAACCACCACCCCTGTAGCTTGACGCTATCCTTCTTTCGCTTCTCTTCCATCGCTCCCTCATATTCATCTTCAATCTCGTCATATGGTGTGTCCATACTGAAATTCCCGGAGTCCTTCAACATACCTTTCTCTTGCCAGTCTGACAGCTTCTTCAACATCATGCGCTTCTTTCTTCTCTTATCGCGCTCGTTCATATTTGCCGAAGGTCTAAACTCTTGGTTGGTAGGAACCTCACTCGCCTTTGTAAATCCGTCCCATGTCTTGGCCGTTCCCATCATACCTGATGTGGCCGAACCTAGATTGGCGTCGTTCAGGTCATCTAATTGGATATCTGGTGCATTGTATGTGTCCTCCTTTACGATATTCGGCGTTGTAGTGGACCCGAAATATCCAGAAAAGAAGTTTCCACCCGCAGCTTCTTCTGACTTGCTCGTATGTATTTCCTTGTTTCCCGATAATTGATTGAGTTCATCTTCCAAATCGTCTAATTCTCCTAAATCTAAGTTCGCAACGCTCGTTGTTTTTTTTTTGTCATTCATGAGCAGTTCAATGCCCGTTCCAAAATTCACTGAAGGGGTAGTTTCATCGTGTTTCTTAAAATCCAAACTGATAGGTTCAATGTTAGGAGCTCCAATATCAATCACTTCTTCCATGTCTTATGTTATTCAAACACTATTTATTTTTAAATCCTCCGCATAAGTAATTATATTTCGGTGTTTGAAATACCACAATCCTTGTAAAAATGCATCTGCTAAATCATCCTTTTTATCTGTAAGCAATGTGTCAGTCCACCGTTCAAAATTTCGCTGAATGATAGTAGAACAATAGTAAATACCGTCTTTTTTATGGGCTTTATAATTGGGATTCTGGATGAGGGTCGTGTTGCCTTGCTTGGGTTTCTTTGTGTCATTGTTCCCGATATCTGAAAATTGTTTTAATTTGTTTGCTGATGAGATAAATTCAATCGAACAGTTCTCGTTGCGCATAATAAAATATTGTGCTAACATACCTTGGATGGTTTTCATTCTATTTGCAATGGGGGATATCTGGTTTTCTATAATAACATGCGTCACGTCTGGGAGAACCGCAACTTTGTCTAGTAGAGTCTTCATCGCCTTCCCGACCACCACCAAATCTACCTGAGAAGCATTTTTCGTTTTCTTATAAGTTATTTTTTCTAGACAATTTTTATCTAAATATTGCTTCACCTCTTCTAGTAAAGAGGCCTTGCTTTGTTTTTCACTGTTCTCTAAAAAAATAAAGTGCTGTTTACCCCAAGCAACCACCTCGGCCACCTTCATTTTCTTTATTTGTGTAAATTGGTTCTCCTTTGTGGGTAACAGGAACTTGCTTGCCTTCGCGTGTTTTTCACAATAGCAATTGTTATTCCGTTGATATTTGGCGGTCTTGCCGCAAATTTTCCCTGCGATTTTACTATTTGCTAGAGCGGCATTACACGTAGACTTTACAATGGTATTTTCTTCGTTTAAGTTCAAGACCTTCCAATCAAGTATATCTATGCTATTTGAACAATCAAAAATACAATATGCCATATTTTTGATACCTATATCAAAGCTAATTGTTTTCATTACGAATATATGTGAATAAAAATATACTTTTTGTATATATTTTTATGAAAATAATAAAATAAGCGATGAACATATTTAATCCATCACAACGGTGGGAGAAATATGACGGCTTGCCAGTTGCTCTCTTGTTAAATAGGTGGTCTTCAGGTCACTTTCAATGTAACCAGTAGGCTTCTTTTCGTCTAACACGCTTTTGAAAGAGTAAGGATAGTTGGAAAAACCTTCCACTTTGTTAGACTGAATATTCGGCTTCTGAGAACTCTTCAGATTAAATCCAGTATCGTTCGCAGATTCAATGAATTCCTTGTTCATTACACTGTTCGCGTTATTTGTTAAATATTGGCGATATTCCCAATTGGATTTAATATTGTGCTCCTTCTTTAGTTCCTTATTCATTTGTGATTCTGACTGCCAAGACGATATAATGGAGCGACCATCTTTCATTAAAGGGGGGAACTCACTATATTGATTGTTCGTGCTATATCCATCATACGACAGTTGTTCTTCTTGTTGTTGGGATTCGGGCTTATTTGCTTTGAAAAACGAAAACATTGTTATAATAAAAGACGATATATTCTTGTGTCAAAATAACTCTATTCTAATTCGGTCAGTAGTTCCAGCAGATCACTTTTTTTCAATTTGCTTGGATTCGTATTCAACCCTTTCTCAATAACTAGAGCCTTTAAAGCCGAATTCGTCATATTTTTGTATGTATCCATTAATGACGACACCGTATTTTCGTCGGTATCTATATTTTCTAAAGTAGTTTCTATTTTTTCAATCTTGATAGAACTATCGTCCATTTCCAATAAAGACGCTTGTGCTGACTCTCCCTCTAAAGTTTCTGAATTCATCTGCACGTGTTTCAGGCTTTCTGTATCGTGTAGTTGCTCAGCATTATCTTCATTTACCAACTCAACCACTCTGTCCTCTTCTTCGTCGTCACTTTCTTCCTCTAAATCCTCATCGGAAGAGTAACTTGACTCATCACTGGAGGCGTACTCGTT